ATAGGCCATTTGGAAAATTCATACTAATATAATTAGTATTATCACCCTCTAATAACGTTGGAGCAGCATTATAATGCACCCTAAATTTGTAAGTGGTATCAGGGACTGGGGCAAACATCATTCTTCCAGAAGTGGTATCAGACTCTCCTGTGGCACCACCAAACATAGCATAATATTTAGGTTGACCTCTTTTTGCAGATTCTGTTGATGAAATATATTCTTGTAAATAAGTAACATCTTTTTTCTGTAAAAATACATTAGCTCCAGTGGTAGCTGAAGTTGAATCATAAACTTGTACTGCTCTAATAAAAACTGCTCCTGCTGGGGCGTTAATTGTTTCTTGACCTGTAACTAAATTACCAGTTTGTTGCTTTCTATCAGCATCAATCGGCACGTCTCTAAATATTCTATACTGTGCATTTAAAATAATGTTTTCTAAAACAGAATCAGATAACACATTAGAATCAACTTCTGTGTAACTTCTTATTTGTGTTTTTAATCCTGATGCGCTTAATCCTGCCATTATGGTGTTAATGTTACCGGCCCTGCCGTTACAAACATTCCTCCTGCTCTTTCCGTTACCGTAGGAGTTGATCCTAAAGTAAACGTATAATTATTTGTTCCTGTTACTGTTATACTAAATCCTGAAGCATTTTCAAATACTGTAAAAGCCACTCCCCCTGGTGATCCATCTACGTTTCTAAAAACAACAGTATTTCCAGTTGTTCTTCCATGACTTGGTTCTGTCACTGTAATGGTTTGACTTCCGGATGTAATATTAAAAGGATTTCCTGGTAACAAATTTTCTGTGGTTGGTTCTGTTCTATCAGGTTTTGCCATAGGTAAACCTTGAGGATCAGCTCCGTGTGGTTTAGGTTCTAATTGTGGTTGTTTTGGTTCAAACTCTGATACATGAACTCTAGAACCATTCCATTCTTTTACCATTTCTTTATATGGAAATGCCATACCTGATCTGTCAGATATAAATTGTGCGTATTTACCTTTTGAATAATTAGACATTTGGATAATAAGTTTTTGGGGTTATAAATGAACTAGATGATGAGCCATCCTCCGCTAAAGCTCTTTGTAATTCATCTTCGTAATATAGTTTCATTTGTTGTGATAATTCTGGTCTAAATTTTTGTGCTAAATAAAAAGCTAATCCTGACACCATGCAAGGAACAAATCTGTATGGTACATCCGTTGCATTAGTATAATCACCTATATCTTGTATTCTTTTTACAAAATAAAAATTTAAAAAATTACCAGCCTCTGATGAACCTGGTGTTAAGTATAAAGTAATTGTAACTTTATCAATAAATCTTTGAACATAGTATTGTGAAGGTTGACCTGTTGATGTTTTATTAGAAAGACCTTGATATGTGGATCTATTAATTTTTGTAAGAGGCGTATCAACGCTTGAAGAGTTTCTATATACAGCTTCCAAAACATCGTCCACACCATAAATGGCTGTGGCATCAGACGTGCCATCGCCTGTTGATCTAAACATCGTATATACTGCTTGACCACTTACTAATGTAATTGAGTTATTTCCAATCTGCCAATAGTGTAGACCTCTATTACCCCATTCCTGAAATAATATATTAAGAGATCTTCTTGCCTGGCGCATTTGATTACCAGATACACTTTGAAGACCTATTCTTTCATAAGACTCTTCTATAATCTCATCTATAGAAAAGTTCTTATCAAATACTGTTGTGCCGGAAGTAGTGTTTGCCACTTATCCTCCTTATCCGTCAAAGTAAACAGTTGCTGAGTTACATTGAGTTTCATCAAAAGTTACAAATGCACCATCTTTGTACAATATTCCATCTTGAGGAATGTTGACTGTATTGACGTCTCCTGCAGTTGCACCTGTTCTAACCGTTAACAAAGCTGTTCCTGTTAGACTTCCATTTCTAAATAAAACACTTCCAATTGATCCACCTGATTCAGCATTCACCTGTCTTACTCTAGTTCTACCTTGAAAAATAGATCCAAAAACATCTGCTGTCATTCCTAAAGATACGTTAGCAGCAGGTTGTGCGCTAACAGTAGCAGAAGTTATTGACAAGAAAGCTGTAGTAGTTCCAGAAGAAGTTTCCGCAGATCCTGTTAAAGTTATAACTTCAGTTGCATCTTCGTTGTTGTGATCTTTTCCAACGATCGTAACTGTTTTACCGTTATCACCCGTTCCAGCAGTCGTAGCTGTAATTTTTCTTGCGGTATTTGTTCCGAAAGATGAATTAGCTAACGTGAACGTGCTTGTTGGTTGAGCAGCGGCAGCCACATAAGTTGCAGACGAAGCGTTTGTGTCTAAGAAAGTCTTCGACTTTACATCACCCATATACATAGTTTTTTCTCCTTATCTTTGGTGTGGGAGAGTATCAAGATCAAAAAGTCCCGAAGTTTCTCTCCCACATAATTATACTAGTTCGTGTTGTTAACCGACTGAGTCCAGTAAATGTTTAACACACCTTCTCCGGCAGTTAAAGCATCGTCTGTCTTAGCAGAAATAACAACCGCTTTGTCCATCTCAAAACCAGATGCGTCATCGTCTGAAACGTTTAGACAGTTTTTCATCTGAGCAAGTGATTGGTCCATACCAGTTGGTATGTGGTGAGAAGCAATGGCTTTTACATCATTGTCTGTATCACCAGCAAAGTAGTCAAGATCTAAACTGTTAAGAGTAGCTCCTGCTGCTTGTGCAACGTTAGCACCGATTTGCATGTCAAAACCAGCTGTATCGAAAGCTTCGTTAACTACAAATCTAATATCGTTAATTCTAGAAAATTTTGGAATTACAATATTGTTTGCCAAGTTTTTGTTAGATGTTGTTGAAGATTGACCAAGTGGGTACTCGTTAAATAACGATCTAGCCACAACTGAAATTAATCCAGTTTCAATTACACCAACTGCTAAAGTTCCTGCAGATCCTGAGTCTAATGTAATATCAGTCACAGTAGCGTAAGTTTTTGCTGAAGTCGCTGCTCCAGTATCCGCTAATGTTAAGTCTTCAGTTTGTGCATTTCCTAAAACATCAGTACCAGTGATCGTAGCAGTTTTGCTAGAGTCATCGCCACCAGATGTGATAGTTATCACAGACGCAGCTTCAAAACCACCATCAGAAGTTATTCCAGGTACATTTTGAGTCGAGTCTACTAATGTAACAGAAGTTGTACTAGCTCCGTTAGAACCAGTTACAGCTAATTTGTCGGCATCAGTTGTTACAGTAAAATTACTGTGGTTTACAGGAAAAGACGCGTGACATTCTACGAATGCAACGTTTCTTACGTTTTCTGAAACGCTTGTTCCTGTGTTTGTTTGAATTCGGCCAACGTTAATTGGTCCCGAAAAGTTTGTTCTTGCCATAATTATATCCTCCTAGTTTAAAGATCATAGTCTCTAGGCCGTCGACTATACGCGTCTACATTCTAATTAAATGTATAGTAAGAAATGTATATATTAGATTTTTAAGAAGTGCAAGAGATCCTGTAGTGAAGTTACGTATTTCAACGATGTAGCTTTTGTTTACGTAGCTACTGAAACGCTGGGTGCAGCATCTTCAATCTTATTAGCGAGATTAGCCAACTTGGCTTCTTCTTGCTTAATCTGATTAACAACTTCTCTTATCTTGTTGTCAATCCGGACCATATCCAGAGTATATCTCTGGTTATCCCGTTGCTGTACCGCCCACTCTGTTTCTAGACCTCTCTTCGCTTTGTAAAGGTCCCTTATGTGCGTTTGCATCTATAACCTCCTCATAGGTTACCCATATTTTGGACTTATCAATAAATCCATCTTTCTCCCATTTTATATCATTTTTTCCTAGTTTGTCAACTAGTGCATCTTCAAAAGCTTTACTGTTGTCTTCGGACTCCACATTGAAGTCTGCATAGTAGCCATATGCTCTGATTTGTACACGGAAGTTTTTCATGGTTGCCTTTCTATTTTATCATAAAAAAAGGGGGCTCGAAAGCCCCCTTTTAATTTAATTTATCAGTGATTACGCACCTGGTGAACCAAAGATACCTCTGAAATCAGAGAAGCCGAAAGAGTATCTCTCTCTAGCTTTGTATCTAACGTTACCTGTATCGAAGTCACCTTCCATAGCTGTCTTAATCGGTGATCTAACGAATTGTTTTAATCCATTAGGTACATCTGTAATGATAAAGAATGCGTCTGTATCAGTTAGGTAATTGTTCACTCTGTAACCTTGAGGAATCATTCCCATTGATACTACTGCATTGATATCATTGTCAGCTGTTGCCGTTCTACCTTGAGATTTCATCAATCTCTCAGCAGTAAATTGAAGCTCAGATGGAATAATCATTTTTACTCCTCTTGCTGCAATTTTTAAGCCTCTTTCGTCTGTC